ACCTATTGAAGCGTAGGCTTACCAAAAGTTTGTGATTTCTTCTTTTTCTTACGGGTTTGCTGCATCGCTTGTTGCTTATCCTTTCTGGATTGCAGATTCCTCCGATTTAGTTCAGCACGGCTAACGAGAGAGTCACCAACAGCAGAAGCTACTGTTCCTAATCCCAAGCCAGCTGCACCCAACATCGGATGAACTCTTAGCAATTCAGGGGCTAAGCTTTGAGCAAGAGTGCCAATAGTTTTCAGTATCATTCCAAAATATTCACCTTTTGGGTTCATACCAACAGGAACCGCAACTGGAAGTAAATTTACAAGTTGAGAATACAACTGTAAAGCTACAGGATCCAGTGGTGGTGATGGTGTTGATTGAGTTAACAAAGGATAAGTAGCATCAGGGAAATATTCAAAGAAAGTTTTGAATGTAACCGTGAGTGTTGTTTCATTGGAAAGACCTGAAAAATAGGCATATGATCGATCAAATTTGTTGTTCTGAGCTGCATCGGGTGAAGGATATCCTGATGTGGATGAACCTTGTGAGTTTGACATAACTGATGTGCCAACATAAGAGTGATACGTTCTATGCACACGATCAACATCGTTATCATAACCTGACATTCTACAGATGCAATAGCAACCTTTAGATGCCTCCCAAGTCGCTGAATTGGGTGGTAAGGTTGCTGCAGCTGGTGAGAATGGTGGTGGTGTATGAACAGTTCTCATCGTGTGCAACGTTTCTTGTGGTACAATATTATCATCAATAATCACGGTTGGTGCTTGCGAGGTAATTTCAGGCAATAATCCGGTAACAACAGTACCCTGCTTGTAAATTTCAGCAGTGGTATTGTGCACTTCAAATGCCATACCAATAGCACGACCCTCATCAAAATAACTCTTCGAATACAGTCCAGTGACGGCACCAGTACCAGGGTTGGGATAACAATCAACCCCAGCAGCTTGGCTTACAATTGTTAATGGGTAATGATCCATAGCTCCAACTGTAGATAAATGATCTACATGTTGAACTATACCATCAGAAGTAAACGTGTTTGTAGCCATAGGTCCTTCAGTTGACCGACCATCAAATCCCATGTTGGTAATTAAACAATCCCAGTTTCCTCCAGCTGCAGATGCAGGTGCAGAAATATTTGTAGTACTGGTCAATGAACAGACTATACTATTTCCTCCTGTTGAGTCTGGATAACCAGAAGGTGTAAATTTCCAATCATGGAAAGGGTCTAATGCAGTAAGGAGAAATTCCTTACCGTGTTGGGTAAGCTTCTTTGCTTGTACTAAATTTTCTAAATTTGCTCTGCTATTCATCTGATCAAGTAATTTTTAAACGGGCTTTTATTTAATGCAACCCGTCCAAAAAATTATATTGTAATTGCAAAAAATATAAAAACGATTACTCTCGACCAGTGTACCATCTAAGAAGTGTTGATTCGTCTAACAACATTGTTAAATTCAAAGCTTCTTGTGAAAGAAAACGTCTGTTTGTGTTAACAAAATTCATTGTTGATTGTTTCATCCGTTCAAACCGAGGTTTGTCAGCGAAACAACCAGATGTCAAGTTAACTAACGAACTCACAATTTGATCATAAGTTGCACCTTTCTTGTGGTAATTCATAGAATCCTCTAATTTATCACCACGGAAAGTGTACAACCAACGATTGTTTCTTTTACAAGAAGTCATGCCTACAAATGTTAGATCGTTTGGTTGTGTTGGACCACGTGACTCAATAAACATTCCCAAACTATTCCATGTTTTTTCCAATTCTTGAACTGAAAACAACTCGGTTTTGGTGTTGTAAACTAAGTCATCGCCAACTACATACCATTCAACCTGGTTCTTAAAATCTGAATAACTAAGCCCCTGTCTTATAGCGTGCAAACACATAACAGCTGAATGAACTAAACTGTTATCAGCTGTAGTGTTTGTTTGGCCTGATAGTTGCCCTTGTAAATTAAATAGATAACCACAAGCAGTAGTTGTTCCATTATGTATTTGATCATAATAACGGTCAATTAGTTTGTGATATTTTTCATCTATAAACTTTTTACGCAATTC